AGATCACGGACGAATCGCTTGTGCCGGATGAGTACAAGCGCGTGACGATCACAATGAGACTGGATCTGTGGATGGAGTTCGGTATGAAAGCATTCGCCGGTTGCGACCTCAAAGTCAGCTCCCCAGAGGTCAGCAAGTCAGCAATCGCTGAAGCGCTGGCTAAGAAGTGCGAGCACTGTGACGGTAACGGCGTTACAGAAGCGTGGGGCGAACTCGATGAGGACGCGGAATACCGGCCCGCAGAGAATCCATGCTTGGCGTGTGGTGGCTCCGGTACGCAGGGCGTGCCCGGTGCACGTCTGCTGCCGCGCGGTCAGAGTTTGCAGATCAAATAGGGGGAATAAAATGGCTCAGAAAGTAACGGCTGTAAACTGCATCCTGAAAAGCATCGGGCGGAAAGAAGATGCGAAAGAAGCTTACGCGAAGTTCAAGTTCCAATGCACTCGCGCGATAGTCTCCGCGTTCGACTGGCCGGATATCACCGGGGCATCTGAGTGGGAGCCGGGAGCGCCGCACGATTCGTTTCGCTGTCACTTCGTGGAGATTATCCCGAATGCTCCGGAACTCCGCAGCCACGCGATGAAGCTAGATGCCGCGACGATCAGCGATTTCCGAATTCAGACGAAAGCGAAAAAGGAAGGCAAGAACGCGATCAAGGCGCAAAAGCGTGTGGTGGACGTGCTCTGCACGGTGCGCTTCAACTCGCCGGATGCGCTGGCGTATCTCGAAGCCTACAAAGTCAACGCGAACAAAAACAGCGAAATGCTGATCTCCTACGACATGCCACCAGTGCAGGGCGAGATCGACGGGACTCGGGTCGACGTGCAATCCGGCGAGGTCCACGCGACTGAAGAGCAGCGCCAAGCGGTGCTGGAAATGCCGGCCGATGAAGGCAACCAGCCGACACATGCGGAGAAGGTGGCGCGTAAGCGAGAAGAGTCGAAGAAGTTCGCGGATCTTCGCGAACGCGCGAAAAAGGAAAAGTAATGCCCTGTGAAAGATTAGACATCGGAGAGGGCCGCTACGCTATCGTGTGTTCGCGCGGTGGACAGCGCACAAAACCTTGTGCCATCTGTGGACGCCCCGGCGGCTTGCTTTGCGACTTCCCGCTGACCGGAGAAAAGCAGGGTAAGACGTGTGATAGATCGATCTGCCGGAATTGCGCGGTTTCGCGCGGGCCGGAAATCGACTATTGCCCGACTCACGCGAGGATGGTGCCATGAGACACCGCAAACTCACCGCTCTGGGGTGGGCTGTCGTTGGATTATTGGCGGCGGCTCCGCTCGGGTATCTGGCATCCTGGCTGGGGGGCCGGTGACATTCCGCGTACTTGGCCTCCCCGCTACGCAAGGGTCCAAAAGATTCGTTGGCCTATCGAAGGTTGGTCGCGGCATCATGATCGAGAGCAGTAAAGCGGTCAAGCCATGGCGTACGGCAGTTGAGCAGGCTGTGATGCTTGCCACCCCGTTCGGGTCTCGCGCGGACGCTATCCTGTTTCGCGGCCCCGTGGCCGTGGACGTCACATTCACGCTTCTCCGGCCTAAGAGCGCCAAGGCTGGCGCGCGGCCCGCTGGAAGGCCGGATATCGACAAGCTGGTGCGCTCCACGTTCGACGCGCTGACAACTTCCGGTGTGTGGGAAGACGACGGGCGCGTGGTAAGCCTCATCGCGGAGAAGGTGTATGTGGGAGGACTGGACGCGCTGCCGGTCCCCGGCGCGGTAATCACGGTCCAATATATTTAGTTGCGTTCTCGCAACCTATATGCTATATTAGTATTTCACACGGTCTGGGAGGGCCGATGCGATGCTCAATAGATTCCCCGGTTTTTGTATCGACTGCAAGGCGTCGGTGGGCGCGGAACATGGCGACCTCACCAAAAAGCAAGGAAAATTCGCCATCACCTGCAAAACCACCACGCCTGAGGCGCGGGCGGCGCAGGCTGAAAAGAAGGCGGATAAAGTCGAAAATATCGAAGCCAGCCGCGCGAACGATGCGACCGTGGAACTGCCGGTGCCTGACGGACTGGCGTATTTGCCCTACCAGCGCGCCGGTATCGCCACCGCGTGCCGCCGGGCGAACGTCCTGCTCGCAGATGAGATGGGTCTCGGTAAGACGATCCAGGCGATCGGCGTCATCAACGCTGATGAGTCGATCAAGCGCGTGTTGGTGATCTGCCCGGCTTCCCTGCGGCTGAACTGGGCGCGCGAAATGCGGAAGTGGCTCACGCGCGATATGCAGTCCTGGATTATGGACGGAAAGTCACCGCATCACGAATTCCCGGTGACGATCATAAATTATGACGTCCTCGCCAAGCACGTCGATTGGCTCCAGGCCACCAAGTGGGACCTGGTCATCGTGGATGAGGCCCACTACCTGAAATCAAAAGGTGCCAAGCGATCACAGGCCGTATTCGGGATCGACGAATATGCCGCGAAGAAAGCGAAATGCGAACCGACTCCAGGTATCACCGCGCGGCGCCGGATCGCTCTGACCGGTACCCCCATCCCGAATCGTCCGGTCGAAGGATACGGACTATTCCACTGGCTGGCTCCCGACGAATTCCGCTCGTTTTTCGGCTATGCGAAGCGCTATTGCGCGGCCTCGCAGAGTGGGTACGGATGGGACATGTCGGGATCGTCGAACCTCCCGGAACTCCAGGACAAATTGCGGGGCTCGATCATGGTCCGCAGGCTCAAAGCCGACGTGCTGACCGAGCTGCCGGCAAAGCGCCGCGCGATAGTCGAGTTTCCGGCGAATGGGGCATCTGGCGCGGTCGCCGATGAGACCGCGCAATGGGAGCAATCGGAAGATGAAATAGCCGCGCTTCGGGTGCGCGTCGAACTCGCGAAGGCCGGAAGCAAAGAGGAGTACGAAGCCAGCGTCCTGATGCTGAAAGAGCGCACGCAGGCCGCGTTCACCGAACTCTCGCAGCTGCGTCACGCCACGGCACTGGCGACGGTGCCCTACGCGATACAGCATATCCTCTCATCGCTCAATGATGGCGACGGCAAGGTGGTAATTTTTGCACACCACAAGGACGTCGTAGCCGCGATCATGGCCGCACTAGCGGAAGCGGAGATCGGCGCGGTGAGTCTGACTGGGGACACCCCGATGCAGACGCGCCAGGACAACGTGGACCGCTTTCAGGCCGATTCTAATTGCCGCGCATTCGTCGGGAATATCCAGGCAGCGGGTGTCGGGATAACCCTGACGGCCGCCGCGCACGTGATTTTCGTGGAACTCGACTGGGTGCCCGGCAACATGACGCAGGCGGAAGATCGCTGCCACCGCATCGGGCAGACCGATAGCGTGCTGGTGCAGCATCTTGTTCTTGAGGGCTCGCTATCCGCGCGGATGGCGAAAGTACTGATCGACAAACAGGACGTCATAGACCGCGCGCTCGACCGGAAAGAGGAGATCGCAGAAGAAGTACCGGCCACGCCGTCGCGCGACAAAGCGGCTACGGAATCACTCACGCGCTCAAAGCTTGATGAGTTGGCGGCGAAACTGACACCGGACAATATCGCCGCGATTCACGCGGGCCTGAAGATTCTCGCCGGATTCGATTCGGATTTCGCGCGCGAACAGAATGGCATGGGATACGGAAAGATGGATGTACAGATCGGTCACTCGTTGGCCGAGTCTTACGCGCTGACAGCCCGCCAGGCGGCACTCGGTAGTAAGCTCGTGAATAAGTATCGTCGCCAGCTTCCGAATGAACTGGTAGCGGCGGCAAAAGGGATCGCGGAAGCGATGGACTGAGGCTCTCCGGGTCGGTGCTCCCACAGCGGCCCATCCTCACGAAATTCTGTGGTATTGTGGTTTCGTCTGGAGTCATGAACAGACGCGGAAATGGCAGAATCCCGGCTCTCTGACGTCACCCAGGGGCCGGGGCCTTCCTCCGAAAATTCAGGTGACGAATGGTGACGAATGGCCCTCTATAGGGTAAAAGACTGGAACGCACATTACGAGACTCACAGGACACGTGAGTTAAAGAAAATGGACTGGCTCCCAGTTCCGACCAAAATGGACGGTGACGGGTATACTGAGCTTCTCGATCACCCAGACGGAACCGCTCATTTAGGCGCGTGGCTGGCTCTTCTTTTGATAGCCGCTAAGTGCGAAATCAGAGGTACTCTTTCCCGATCCGGCGGAATCCCGCACGATCCCGCGTCGATGTCGCGCATTTCCCGCGTTGATCCCGCGCTTTTCCGCGCGGTTCTTCCAAGGTTGGTTTCTATCGGATGGATTGAGGATATCTCTTTTGATGTCAACGAAACCGCGAAATCCCGCGTTGATCCCGCGCTTTTCCGCGACAATCCCGCGCCTCGCGCGCGTGTACTGTCCTCTACTCTACTGTCTTCTCCTCCCGTTCAGTCCAGCGCGGAAAGTCGCGATAGCCTAAATTCAGACGAACTTGAATCAGCCTGGGAACGCCACCACAAACACACGCGCGGGGAACCGATGAATCTTGCGATCTCTCGAATTGTGGCGATGGGTGGAGAATTCGACGTCGAAAAATTCCGCGACCGTCACCCCAGATTCTGCGCTCACTGGGACCAGGCAGACTGGAGGTTTTGTTCGCTCAGCCTCCTCGGCTGGATTGAGGCTGGAATGCCAGATCCGCCGCCCAAGCCAAAAACGAAACGCGAACTGGAATCAGAGGCTCTTGACCGGGCCTTCGCCGATGAAATCGAAAAGGAAAAAACATGATCGATCTGAAGACATCAAAAAACGAAATCGAAAAATTAAAGCGGGCTGCGCTGAGTTTCCCGCCGGACGATGACGGCGTGATCGTGCTGGCTAAAGCCCTGGCGAAGCACGCGCAATCGGAAACGCATGCGGCAGCGGTCGTTGATTCATGGATCGAGAAATGGCCGCAGTGGCCGAAGCCATCGGAGGTCACGCAACTCTGTCAGGTGATCGCCGATCCGAAGCAAGCACACGCGCGAGCTCAACGCGAGAAGTGTGGCCGATGCGGTGGCAGCGGATATGTCGAGGTGCAGGGCGAATTCGGAATGACGGCCGCGTATCCCTGCACTCATCTTCCGATGACCGATTCCGACGCACGAATGGGGCTGAAGATCCCGCCAGCCATGCGACCGGGATACATGCGTGAGCGACGTGAAGCCGAACCGCGGGCGGAGGTCTGGCGCGGCAGCGGTGGCAAGCCGAACCAGGACGAATTGAAGCGCGTTAACGCCGCGACGATCGGCAAGATTATGCGGGAATACGAATGACAGCCAACGATAGAATCTTCATCCGGCGTCACCTCGCCGCATTCGCCGGGATCAGCGACGACAAAGACCACGTGCGCCGCGCGGTGATCCGGATAGCTGTCGCATACGGAATTTCGATCTCGGGAATAGCGCGATATTTCCGAATGACATTTAAAACGGCCGCCAAGGTGTCTGGCGCGACGGTGGTGGAGACGGAACTCCAGACGGCCCGTAGAGCCATCGACCGGGCAAAGAACGCGCTGAGGATGGCTGAAGGCCGGGAGCGGGCAGTTCTGGAGCGGATGGAACTCTACGGGTTTAACCAGCATCGGAACCACCGCGCCTGAAGTGGGGCGAAGATCCCGCTGGCGCTCTCGGAATATGTGGCTCGGATGCATTTCCCGCTGTGATGGTGTAAACTCGGGCGGTACGCAAAATTAGCATGAGAATTGCACGACTTAGCACGGAATTTGTATGGCATTTGTGAAGGGAACCCCGAAGCCGCCGGGCTCGGGACGCAAGAAAGGTCAGGTGTGCAGGCTTGCGGCCGATGTGCGCAGTAAACTCCAGGAGCTGGGGTGCGACCCGATCGAAGGCTTGGCGCGGCTGGCAATGGACCCTGACTCTGAGCGGCCAATCGTCGCCCGCTGCCTAACTGAGCTAGCCCAATACGTCTATCCGAAGCGCCGCGCGATTGAAATCAGTGGCATAGATGGCGCGGCAATCGAGGTCAATGACAACTCCTCAGCGATCGAATCTCTCAAGACTAGAATTGATGGCATCGCTTCCAGGATCGGAACGCGCTCAACTACTTAGCGGGCTTTCCGAGGCCGAAGCAAACTCGATTCTCTGGAACTGGAAATGGAATGCCAGGCCGAAGCAATTACGACCTGGATCTGAAGGCGCGGCGTCAACGCGAACAGACTGGCGCTTCTGGCTTGCGCTGGCGGGGCGAGGGTGGGGCAAAACTCGGGTCGGAGCGGAGACGTGTCGCGAATGGGCCGAAGATCCGACAGAGCGCATTCTGATGATCGCGCCGACAGCCTCGGACGTGCGCGATGTGATGATCGAGGGGCCGTCGGGCCTGATGAGCTGCTATCCACCGACGAATCGCGCTGTATATTTCCCGACCCGTCATCTGGTCCAGTTTCCGAGTGGCGCCATCGGCATCACGGTTTCAGCGGATGAGCCGGATCGCATCCGGGGCAAGCAGTTCCGGAAGTTCTGGTTCGACGAACTGGCCGCGGCGCAATATGCGCAAGAGGCATGGGATCAGGTGATGTTCGGGTTTCGCCTGCCCGACGCTGCGTTACAAGGCCTGATAACGACGACGCCGAAGCCGATAAAAGTTCTCAAAGCAATCATTGCAAACGAGAAAACCGTCATTACGCGCGGGTCGAGTGACGAAAACATAGGCAATCTTTCGCCCGAATTTATCAGCGACGTAATCGACCCGTACCGGGGTACTCGGCTCGGCCGGCAAGAGATCGAAGCCGAATTACTGGAGGACGTACCCGGCGCGCTCTGGACCCGATCTCTGATCGACGCCACGCGAGGCAAAGACGCCGACGTCCGCGCAGACGGCATCGTGAGAATCGTTGTGGCGATTGATCCGGCAGTCACGCACAACGAGGACAGCGACGAAACCGGCATCATCGTGGCAGCACTCACAATCGGATGGCACGTGTTGATTCTGGACGACTTGAGTTGCAGGGAGTCTCCGCTCGGGTGGGCGCAGGCGGCTGTAGCGGCGTACCGATGCCGCCGGGCGGATTGCATTGTCGCTGAGGTCAACAACGGGGGCGATCTCGTCGCCGCGAACATCCGCGCCCTGGACCCATCGGCGAACGTCAGGAGCGTGCGGGCCAGCCGTGGAAAGTACATCCGCGCAGAGCCGGTGGCGAACTTGTACACACAGGGCCGCGTGCATCACATCGGCATGTTCGGCGCGCTAGAGGATCAACTTTGCTCTTGGTCTCCACAAGGCAACGAGCGCAGCCCTGATCGCATGGACGCGCTGGTGTGGGCCGTGACGGAATTACTGATCGACGTCGACCAGACGCCGATAGGGATCAGTCCGGTTGGAGATTACACGATTTCTAAGTATTGAAAAAATCCACGAAATTGGATTGACAAGTTCCACGTGATGGATTATTCTACAGTGGAAAGTATCCATCAAATGGAATCAATACAAGAACGCGCGCGGCGCTGTCAGAAGTGCGGGCACGAATGGGTCAGGCAAGAAGGCGCACC